TTGTGAGACAGTCAATGTTTGCATAGCAAACCTCCATTAGGGTTTATGGTTTCTGATGTTTCGGCCCTGCCATGGGCCTCATCAGCAGACCGGTAACAGGTCTGGACATCAGGACAACCCGCTGGAACATCGGAGCCATGCCCAGCCAGACTGATTGTCATTGCTGTCCGGCGCGGCGGCTTGTTCTTGGTCTTGGCCGCGCCAGTGGGGTTGTCAACATCGTCCCGCCACTCAGTGGGATAGAAGACGCGGGGCTGGTTACCGCGATGCCGGTTGCCAATCAGGGGCTGTTGACCTCTTTTTGAGTGTAAACGATTCTCATGTCAAGTAAGAAAATGAGATATTGCGAAAATAAATTGCATACCGAAGAAAGCCCCGACAGGGGCGGGGAGCCGTATTCCCTACAGTCACCAAGGGATAGAGGCTGTTATAGTAGGGGACAGGTAAGAGAATGCCAGTAAGACAGGAATAGACGCATGACCACCAAAAATGAACATGGTTTGACAGTAAAGCAGGAGCGATTCGCTCAGGCCTATGTTGAGACCGGCTCTGCTAGTGAAGCATACCGGCAGGCCTTTAATGCTGAGAAGATGAAACCGGCGACAGTCTGGGTTGAATCCAGCAAACTGCTCAACAGCCCCAAGGTTGCCAGCAGGGTTGAGGCGATAAACAAGGCGATAGAGGAAAAAAACCGGTTGAATGGCACCCGCCTGCGCGAGATTGTCAGGTCCGGCCTGTTAAATGAGGCCCAGACTGCGGATTCGCCGTCTGCTAGAATTGCCGCGCTCAAATTATTGGGTGAATTGTCCGATGTTCAGGCCTTTGGACCACAACGCATTGAAACAGAACAGAAAATCACAACCGATGCGGCCCAGAAAAAACTGGATGATGCGCTGACAGCGGCCCTGACGGACCCAAATGTGGTGCAACTGTTTGAAAAGAAACAACATTGATGGCCTAGATTAGGGGAAATTGGGGGCGGAGGTAGCCAAATCGGGGACCTTCTTCTTGACCCCCGCCACCCCCTTACTCGCCCACGCCCACCCACATGCGTATACATACTATTTCACCCAAATAATCCCCCAAAATATTGCATTGGGTAAGTAACTCCCTATATAACAAGAACAAAACCAGAACAAACACGCAGGGAGTCCCAGCTATGCTATTGAATCCATTTGATTTACGGCAATCTTTCCTCCCACCAGTGTTAATTCTGTCCGAAGAGACGGTCAAGAAGGCTAAATCTGAACTGTATGCGAAGCGGATTAAGGCACTGGAAGAGCGGAAAGCGGCTATTGAAGAGGCTATTGCCGAATTAAAGGCCGAAATTTCTGAGGAGTAGGGGCCTCCTTAAAAGCCCCACCCCCTAAAATGTATATACAATGCATGGGTCCCCTATACCGGGGGTATATTTCCTATGTATTTCCTTTAAGTATGCAAGAAAAATTCTTGGCGTCTAAGATAATTTCTTATGTTGACTAAGAATCTGAGATGTTCTACATTTGTTCTCGACTACCGACCCGCAAGTCTAGGTATGTCTGGCTCAGAGAGGGGCAGGGTTACCCCGCATTTCCTTGCCCCTCTCATTTAAGGAGGTTTTGTGTTCTGCTTTCTTGATGAAACGACTGAAGAGTTCCAAGTCGATATGGCCGGTGCCGCCGAGTGGTTTGGCTACGCGGTGGACCAGTTAATGGAAGCGGACATACACGAAGAGGAACTGCCATTTATGCTGTTTCTCTGCGGAGCCGAAGCCGCCTTGAGAGCGAGAACTGAGGACGTTCAGCTACATTAGGTGACGATATGGATTTTTCAGATTATCAAAAGAGGGCCAGAGACACGGCCATTTACCCACGGGAATACAAACTTGTGTACCCGGCTCTAGGCCTAGCCGGTGAGGCTGGAGAGGTCGCTGAGAAGGTAAAGAAGATAATCCGGGACAAGGGCGGCGAGATTTCAGCAGAGGACCGAGACGCAATCCGCAAAGAATGCGGTGATGTTCTCTGGTATTTGGCGCAAATTGCCAGCGACTTAGAGTTCAATCTCGACAGTTTCGCTGTAGCCAACATCGAAAAACTGCGCCTTCGCAAAGAGAAGGGGACGCTACAGGGTAGCGGCGATGACCGGTAATGGGACGCCCGAATGTAATTCTGGAGCCGACCAGAACCTACAATCTTCTCATTTCGCTAGACGATTACGAACAACTGAGGGCTATCAGCCGGTTTCTCACAGAGCAAAACGGACAGCATGTCTCTATTGCACACTTGCTGAGGGACGGGGCGAAGTCCGTCATCAGGTATTACAAAGACCCTTTTGAAGAAGAGAATGGCAAAGCGTGACCCAAGGCGAAGCACAAACACCAAACCAATCCAATGTGACGGATGTGGCGAATGGTTCCGAGCATGCGACAACGACTGGGTCGCCCTCGCCAGCGGCCAGTTCATCCACCTTGGTGGAAAGTGGGCCGATAACTGCTACGCCTTGGTCCGAGAAAAAAACGCCGAAGCGCGAGAGGTACGAGGAATACATGGTCAGGATGTTGAGAGAAGAGGAGAGCAGGATGAAAAAGCCGACATTAGTCAGTTCTTCTGATGACTTGGTAAACAGCCCAAGTCACTACAACCAGTATGGAATTGAGTGCAAGGACGCAATCAGGGCGATGCTGGGGCCGGAAGGCTGGGAGAGTTACTGCCAAGGTAATGTGATGAAGTACCTGTGGCGGTGGCGTTACAAGAATGGCCTTCAAGACCTTGAGAAGGCCGATGTATATCTGCGCTGGCTTATGGAGCAAGTCGAAGAAAGTGAAACATAATTCCAACTTTCGTTGGGATTTACAAAGAGGGCAAGAAGCAGAGCAGTGGTTAGGGGGACTGCTTGAGGCTGACACAGTAGAGGTGAAAAGGGACTTCATTGCGTACAAGACCAAGCGGGTGTTTGTCGAGTATCGGAGCCGTGGAAAGGATTCTGGGATATTCACAACCGAAGCGGACTACTGGGCTTTTGTCCTAGACCATGGGCTGGTCATCATGCTTCCCACTGAGAAACTGAGGGGGCTGGTAGACGAGGCTATTGAAAAGAAACGCATCAAACCCGGCGGCGATAGAAACTCGTCTATGGGTGCAATGATTGACCTGAAAGACCTAGTGACATCGTGAAGTGTCTGACGAAACAAACATATACCCATCTCAGCGTGAGAAAAAGAAAAACCAACGCAGAGCAAGGAAGTTAGAGGAAGAGGCCCTGAGAAAGAGAATGGTCAGGGAATCTTACGAAAGATACTTCAAGGATAGAGCGGCAGACATGGTCGTAGTCTATCCAGAACCGAGGACTGGAAATGGCAAAACAAGTAACCGTAAAGGTCGCCAAGAAGCGGATTAAACGCAAGGGCAGACACAAGAAGAACCTGAATAAACGAAATAAACGAAAGGACTTCTTTGGTTGATGCTGATACCGGGGTGTCTCATATACTGACCAATAACGCTGTTATTGTATCATTTATAAACCAAATTTGACCATGGGAAAGACAATGAAACAAATGATGTGCGACCCGCCTAGCGGTTGGAAATATGGCTTCCCAAAACCTTTGCCGGAACATCTAGCGCAGGGGCTAACCTCACAACCAACAGATGATGCCAGCAAGTATGGTGAGACCGTGTTGGAATGGATTGTTGCCGAGGGCTACCCTCAAGAAGAGATAGACAAGTGCGGCGAACATTTTTGGCTACGGTACTGGGAAGCGGAGTAGCAGTGTAATGCAAATGCATTACCTATGCGCTGAAACGCATAAAACCCAGATATGCGCTGAAGCGTATATCACCCCGAAAGGGACAAATAGTTTAATCACGCCAAGGAATTGGCACTAACAGTCCCGATAAGGATGATTAAAGAAACCTCGTAATTTGAACACCTAAAGTTAAATTTGCAAGGGAGTCACAAATGGCCGACAGGTTCGACATCGAAGATAAAATCATGAGGGCATCGGTTATCCTTGATGATATCGACTGTCTTAGGGATGCCCTTGCTCGAAGAGACATGACACCAGATGAATTAGACAACTATCTCTTGGGTATGCATTCGATATACATGGCGAAGTTTGACGACTTGGAAGACACAGTCTGCCAAGTGTTCAAACTCAATCAATACAGAGAATAAAAACAGTCACCTCACCAACAAGTCTGATATTTTAATATCTGAGGTAATCTGCACACCGGAGACTGAGTCTTTTGCTAGACGCAAAACAGATACTCGAAAATCTGGAAACATTGCCCGAAGACCACCGAGCCGCAATTTCAGCGGCTCTTTCTGATTGGCATCACACCAACCAGTTACAGGGTGCGAGGGACAACTTTCTGGACTTTGTTAAACTCATGTGGCCCATCTTCCTCGAAGGGCCGCACCATAGAATTATGGCTGAGAAGTTTCAGGCTGTTGCAGATGGCCAATTGAAAAGGGTGATTATCAACATCGCCCCACGCCACGGTAAGTCTGAACTTACATCGTGGCTACTCCCAGCTTGGCTGATGGGCAAGGACCCGTCTCGCAAAGTGATTGCGGCAACGCACACCTCAGACTTTTCTGTGCGTTTCGGCAGGAAGGTGCGAAACCTTATCGCAAGCCAAGACTATGCCGATGTCTTCCCTGATGTCTCTCTTCGGGCAGACTCTAAGGCCGCAGGCCGCTGGGATATTTCTGGTGGCGGGGAATACTTTGCTGTTGGTGTAGGCGGTGCGATGACAGGGCGCGGTGCGGACCTGTTGATAATTGATGACCCGCACTCAGAAACGGCGGGTATTCTCCCCACCAACGAATACTTTGACAGCGTCTACGAATGGTATTCGTCTGGTCCGAGACAGCGTCTCCAGCCGGGTGGGGCAATTATCATCGTGATGACACGCTGGCATGAGCGCGACCTGACGGGTCAAATCCTCAAGGCTAGTGAGGAGCGAAAGGGCGCGGACCAGTGGGAAGTCATTGAACTTCCCGCGCTTTACGAAAGTGGCGAACCCTTGTGGCCAGACTTCTGGAGCAAGGATGAACTTGATGCGCTGAAGGCTGAACTACCGCTGAGTAAGTGGCTGTCCCAGTATCAACAGAAGCCAACCGCAGAAGAAGGCGCACTAATCAAAAGGGAATACTGGCGTAAATGGGAAAGGTCCAGTCCCCCTGCATGCAGTTACATAATCCAATCAATAGACACGGCGCACACCAAGAGCGCACGGTCTGACTACTCCGCTATAACGACTTGGGGGATTTTCGACCACCCAAACGAGGATGGTCAGACTGTGCCAAACATCATTCTTCTGGATGCAATAAATGAAAAACTTGAGTTTCCCGAACTTAAAAACCGTTCTCTCGAACTCTATTATGCTTATGAGCCTGACAGCTTCATTATCGAAGCAAAGGCGGCGGGTCTCCCGCTTATTCAAGAACTTCGCGCTTCAGGTATTCCTGTTATGGATTACACTCCGAGTCGCGGTCAAGACAAACTTTCGAGAGTTAACGCGGTTTCTGACATCTTCGCCAACGGTATTGTATGGCATCCAGAAACTAGATGGGCTGAAGAAGTCGTTGAGCAATGCGCGGCATTTCCTCAAGGAGCGCATGACGACCTTGTGGACTGCACTACGCTTGCGCTGATGCGGTTTCGTCAGGGTGGGTTCCTCAGCCTCGTATCAGATTATGAAGAAATTGACGATGAGTGGCGTTCCCCAAGACGCGAACCTTGGTATTAAGGAATTAGAGCATGGCCGAAGAAGCTGAAAAGCTAGAAGATGATGTGATGGGTATCGGGGTTATTAACCCTGAAGCCGTTGTAATTCAAGATGATGACGGCTCTGTTGTGATTGATTTTACGCCTCCTGAGGAAATGGAAGGTGATAACATCCCGTTTGGCGCGAACCTCGCAGAGTTTATGGAAGACGGGGAGTTGGCTGTGTTGGCTGACGAACTGGTCTCGCTTTACGAGGAAGACCGCGCCTCCAGACAGGAGTGGGAAGACACCTATATTGACGGTCTAACCCTGCTCGGCGTGAAGATTGAGGACCGCACAACGCCATTTGATGGCGCATCTGGCGTTACGCATCCCATCCTAAGCGAGGCGGTAATCCGCTTTGTCTCTCAGGCCATGATGGAAATATTCCCAGCAAACGGCCCAGTAAAAACACAGGTTGTAGGGAAAAGCACCCCAGAGAAGTCTC